AGCCGATACTATGTATGGACTACTGTGCCAAACTGGATTTGTACTTTAAGTGCTATCCACTTTTATGCACACCTCTCACTTGGAGATACGAATTAGTCTTCAGAATCTGTTGTTTCTTCTGTGACTTCTTCTTCTTTATTCTCTACCAAAGATTCAGGACAATCTTTTAAGAGGGCTTCTAGATTTGCCCTGTGTGTAGAACTGGTAAAGTTTAAAGCTTCTAACAAAACTTCAAGCTGACCTACTTTATTTATCATAACAGTAGCTTGAGTTCTAATACTTTCATCATTAACTTTTGAAACATCGTATGTAGTTGTTCCGTTTTCGTTGTTAATAGTTACAATCATATTAAAACTCCTCGCCATCCCCATAAGGGTCTAGCTCTGAGCCATCTTGAGATTTTAAAGGAACTAAATCTAACACTTGCATAGCTTGGAAATCCAAACCTTTAAATGTTCCAAATTTATTTTCAGTTTCCCACTCATTATATTGGACTTTAACAGTTGAGCCATTCCCAACTACTTCATCCATGAGATTTTTATTTTTATCGAAAAGTTTAGGTGCATTTCTTATCATGCCATTTGGACCATTTACTTTTCGTTTAATAGTTAAGGCTCTTCCAACACCTGTTGAAACTCCTTGCTCATCTTTTATAGATAAGTCTTTTACTCTAAAGCCACGCGACTCAAAATCATTTGCAACCTCATCATTCACAACTAAATCTACTGTATACACAGGTTCAAAAGTAGTGTTTGGTGTAGTTACTGAAGCCCAGTAAGCTTTTCCTTCTATTACTGCCATAGTTACCTCCTTTTGGCGTTTGTTTGTGTTGCATTATACAACAAATCAACATCAATGTCAAGTAAATTATCTAATTTATTTACATCAATATCCTCTAGCATTTCTACTAGAAACTTATCCCCTACTGTTTCAACAGTATGAGGTATATTTATGTTATGATTTATACTTAAATAATCAACATAAATATTAAACTCTTTATATTCTTTTCGTGTTAGTGTAGCTTTCATGCGACCTCCAATGTCCACCAATCAGGTTTAGCTCTACCCTTTTCCCATTTAGCGTAGTGTTTTTCATGGGTACAATAATCTCTGTATGCTTTGATAGGGTCATCATTTTTGTACTCATCAGGCATAGCCTGTGCTAGTGGTGTTTTTTCATATGTTATTTTAATATTAGCAGGTAATCTAACTAAAGGCATTTTTAGTTTAGTTATACTTGCATGTTCTCTACCATATCTAAACTTATACTCGCTACCTAATGCTAAAAAATGAGCATACAACCAAAGATAATTAGCACTACATTCTCTTGCCCATACTGTACATGGATGATTCCAATAAGCTTTTTTATACAAGCCATGTTCATTACAATAATCTTCACAGCCTACTATTCTATGTGCTGTGCATAACATCTGTGCTGTTTCCAATGGCATTTTTACTAGCATTTTATCTGGCTGTGCTTGTGCTGAAGCTATTGGACTATCATCAAAATAAAATATATTCATAGTAATCTATCCTCCACTAATTTAATTACTTGTTTTTCATTATACCATAAACCTGAATAGGTTTCAAGTTTATTTTCGCCCTCCCATAAAACATGATATCTTTTATAACAAAAAATTTTATCATAAAAAATTCTCACATCTCCGTATGATTTAATTAATACTCTCATCTTCCTTGCCCTCTATATGCTTTATAACTTCTTCGTTTGTTTTTATTCATGTGAGCTGTAGATATTTTAATCTTTCTACTACGCCCACCTGTGCCTTGTGATGTGACCTTTTTAACATGGTCAATACTTTGTATTACTTTTTTTCTTATAGCCATTCTATCTTATCCTTTTTTCTTTTATCGTTGTACTCTGTGACTTGTTTACCACTACCAAATGTAGTAATCATTTTAGTCCACTTTTTATTTTTATATCTAATATCTATAGATGTAATTGAGTTATCTATTTTTTCTTGTTCTAGTTTCTCTCTTTGTGCTTCAACTTTATCTTTATATTGTGTCATTCTACCACCCCATGTTCGTATAAACTTTCTGCAATAAAGAATAATATATCATCTCTATCATCATCTTCATGCAATCCATAGACTTGAGATACAGTTTGTATATCTGCTTCAAGCATACCCTCTTGGTCTAGCTGTTCTACTTCTTGCATTATTTTTTCAAATTCTTTTTCATTGTGTTGGTTGCTCATATTTTTCTCCTTATAATTTTAATCTAACCACAATACTTTTACATCTGGTTTTTCATCTGTTTTTTCATCATCATCTCGCATTGCTATTTTCTTTCTTATAATTCTAATCGCATGGATTACATCTAATTCCATGACATCTACCCATTCATCACGACTTTCACTATAATACACCCATTTTTCTGCCATGTCAATAGGTGTAGCTCTATTTGTTCCATCTAATATTTCTTGTATTTCTAATACTTGTTTAAGTTTCATTGTTATCTCCTTTTAGTTCTATAGTATATCCTGCACTTTCAAATTCTGATTTAACAAAATCAAGTGTAAGTATATCGTTAAATGTAGCATGATACTCGCCATTCACATACATTCTTAATGGTAAGTCCTTGCTGTTTGGTTGTTGTTTTTGCCACCACTTCATGTTATCTCCTATTTAATATGTTGCCACCACACAATAGCAACTGTTGTTAATAAAATAAATACGCCCATTAATATTATAAAGTCTATCATTTAAAAGCCTCTAATGTTAATAAGCCTACACCACATACGAATAGTATGCTTAAAAATATTATATCTATAATCATATTTTCCTCTCCTTTATTCTTCCAAAAGGACTATCATACAAATTAATAATTTGACACCTGTTGTCAAACTTTTTCTTTTGGTCATTGCAAATATCTTCTGCAACTTGTTTTGCTTCATCATCACTATCACACCAAATGTTTAGTGATAACTCTACTCTATATCTATCAGTCATAATATCTCCTTATATAATATGCTTAAAAGGACAGGTAGCCACATAGTTTGAGAGCTACTCATTAACAAAGTGTCAGACCCTTTGCACTAATCAGATATTGCTATCCCTTTCAGACTACTCACACTAGGAAACTTATTTAAAGTTTGTTTCTTCGTGTATTTCTGCCCTTGTAAACACATTAAATGTGTATGACAAAGCCTGACATATCATGTCGTGCCTTGCCTTTTGCTTTTAGACCAACAATAACATTTTGTTTATCTAAAAATCTTAAATCACTTTCATCGCCATTGATTACTTCTCTACCCTTGAAATAGATAGGAAATGCTCCATTGAATACTACTGCAATATTATATGCAATCTTGTCATACCATGCTGTATATTTTGGATTAGCTTCCGAGTATGACCATGTCAAATGATAGTTTTTATATTGTGATACTTTCCTTGTAGGTATTTTAGTGTAGTCATAGAACTGCACATCTGGGAAGTGTTCAAATATATTTTTATCTTTGTATAGTTTGTGTTCCCATTGTATATCACTTGTGCCATTCAATCTTATAGCAGGTTTCTTATCTTTCTTATAACAATAATTACAAAACTTTGTAATCTCTGTATGCAATAGCTCCATGAAGTTATCATAATCATTGAGAAACATATCAGTTCTACGCTGTCTAGCTTCTTGTATTCTATTGGTAGTTTCTCCTTTTTTGATGATACCACCACGCCCTGCAGTATTTAGGCATGCAGTCTTACAAGAAGCTATATCTTGGAATGGACATATCTTGGTATTGATAGGTCTGAAATGCATAACACAACTGATGTATGTATCATCTACATCTTTACCTTTTAATATTTTTGGATTGTTTAGTGTTAATAATTTATATGTCATACATGTCCCCTTAAACCTCTTACAAGAGCTAATAATACATCTTGTAATTGTTCTGTGTCTAATTTATTTTCTTCAAGATATTTAATAATATCTCCATGTCCACGCCCATTATCGTTTTCTTTTGTTCCTGTAAGTTCATATATCTGACCATTATATTTAGTATTTCTTTCTATCTTGTCATCTATAATTTCTACAACTTCTCTATATATATCTATCATATTACCCCCAATGTATTTTAGTTAATGTATCTAGTTTCTTTTGATGTGCTTCTGATACATCTACAGGTTCAGGCATATCATTGTCATACAAAACATATTCTATTTCATTTACATATACGCTTCCCATATCTCCAAAATATCCATTCTTTTCTTCAATGTGAACCATTCTAGTTATACCTTTCATGTTATCCATGATAGTAGCAAATCTAGGTAAATTTGAAATCATAGGTATAGATGTTAGCTGAACCCTCATACCTTTTCTTAAATCATTATGTGTCATTTATATCTCCTTGTTGTTGTGAATTGCCCTGCTATTATAAGCGAACAGCAGGGCGTTGTCAAGTCAAAGTGCCTGTGTAATTATTTTGTATTAAATTGACTAGCAATACTTGAAATAATTTCAGGCAATCTTTCTTGCCAATCATTTGAAAGTAAAGCTATTGCAAGTTTATTTTCAATTTTTTGTCTAATTTCCCAATCATTTATAGACCATGTAATCTTATCATTATAATCTGAATATAGTTTATAATTTGTAGCAGAACTCAAAGAACTATTAAAATCTTTAATAGCTGTGTTCATTTCTTCAATAAGATATCTTCTTTGTCTGTAAAGTTCTTTTTCTTGGTCATGAATACTTTCTGCTTTAGAATGTAGCTTACGAATATTTTTAAGCTCTTTGCTATTCTTTTCCAGAGCTTGTTGCTCTTTAGAATTATTAGCGTTAATAGTATCTAATATCTCTTTGGCTATTGCCTCTTGTTCAAATTTTCTCATCTGTTGTGCCATAATAATCTCCTGTATGTATAGCTGTTAATATAAGTCGGCAGGAGTAGTGAAGGTTATTGTATCTGAGTTTTAAAGGATTCACTTCCTCACGCTTACTACTCCTAGTGCCTATAGTTTTATTCAATTTTATTTATATGTGGAGAAATGGTTCTCGCCAAACGACACATACTATATGCTTTAAAACATAGGAATAAAGCACATATATTTTCTACCAAAGTTTACTACTCTACCTCTATTAGTTTTATAAGTTCCAAACTTATTAAAACTTCTAGTGTTAGTAGCAATTCTAAACTTTAATCCAAGTAGATTAAAGTGATAGAAAAACTTGTTAGAACTTTCACTATCTCTAAATACTTTTATCATAATTATCTCCACTTTCTTTTATTATAAACTAATTTACTTGCTTCTTTGTCATTAAGAAACAACTCTATGCATGTTTTAGTAGGTACATATTGACCTAATTCAACATTATATTCATCATTGTGAATAATAATATCTCTAGTTGAAAAGTTATCCAAATCTTTTCTCTTAAGAACTTCTATTTTAGTCACTCCATGAAAACTTATATCTGCCATGTTTTACTCCTTATTTAATTTTACAGTTATAGTATATCCCTCAACCATATCGTTGAAAGCCTCAATTTGGTCTTGTAATTCAGAATAGGCTTGTTCAAATTTATTATGCATTTCATCATCAATGTTATCGCACAGTCTTTGTGTTTCTGTTTCAACTTCATCACATCTGTATTCTACATTTTCTAATTCGCTATTACATTCATCAAGTCTGTAATCAACATCATCAATTTTATCTTTCAATTCTTGCATTTCAACATATAAATGTTTCAACCCAAGTAAATTAACAAGTTTTTCTTTCAACCAATTTTTCATAAAATATCTCCAAGATAAGTGGGAAACAATTTAATCAGGGAGTTTCCCGTTAGACCTGCCTAAATACTCCACAGTTTAGGACTGTTTTTTTGTTATGAACCAAGCTACCCTGCTTGATTGCCCCTACCATTATGCACAAATCCAAACGGAAGTCAAGAGGAACAGGGCGTATAAGATTTAATGTACGATTTTTAAATCAGGTTTTTTATCCTCTTTTTTGATATCTATTTCATAATCTCCATAGATTTCATCTACAAAATCTACAATTATATCTACTAAATCATCTCTTTTGAGATGTTCATAAAATAAATAATCTATCATTTCAAATGCTTCTTCTTTAGTTTCACTAATCTCAACAGCATGTTGAAATGCTTTCATAAGTTTTTCTTTTGACCAAATCATAATTTACTCCTGTAAAGAATTTAAATTTAATAAATCTATTAATAACTCATTACATTCTTCTTGGGTTAAAAAGAATGCTACTGTTAGCATATCAATATCTTTTTTTATATCAATGCCTTGTTCTTTAAGCATACAAATAAATTTTAAGTATGTCATGTTTACTCCTATATTTTAATTATTTTCCAAACAGTTCCCTGTTCCATTGTGGTGTCATTTAGGTAATCTTTGCATGAGGACACTTTTACCCACCCAAATTTCCAGCTTGAATAAAGCATACACCTTTCTTCTTTGTGGTTGTAGGCTTCACGAAACCTATAACTCTTTGATTTAAGGTATCTTTTAGCCTTGTCAAGGCTGTTAAATTTTATAGATTTTCTTCGTTTACTATCTTCAATGACAGCATTCAAAAATTTACCATTAGGATTTTCGCAAGGTTTTTTCATAATTTATATCTCCAAATAATCAAATTGTTCATCATCAATAATTTCATTCGCTTCTAGTTCTAAACAGAACTCCATAGTATCTAGGTAGTCTTGTTCTACAAGACTTTCATCAGAGCAGTCCATATACTCATCATGTCTTATTTCATCAAACCTAACCTCAAGGCTTTCAAGGTCTGTGTAGTACTCAAGCTCATCAGCTTTTTGTTTGTCAACGGCTATTGCCATAATTTTTCTCCTTGCCACAATCGGCATTTGATTAATTGCCCTATTACACTAACAGTTGCTAAAAGCGAAGTCAAGAGGAACAGGGCATGTAAATTTATTATTTATGTGTTTTACCAAGCTAATCTGCTTCGGTCATACTCAAAGTATTTAGGGTTATATGTAAATCCGTAATCTTTCCACCATGCTCTAGGTCTGGAATATTTACCTGTGATTTCATATTGTTTGCATGAAGCATGAACCATACTATCTTTTCGCCATTGCAGAAAAGCTCTAATCTTAAATTTTGCCAAAGGCATTCTAACTCTATGTGCTTTACTTTTCATGTAAACCCATTTTCTACCAACCTTTATTTCATAAAAGCGATAGCCATATTTTCCATTGAAACCTGTATAAAAATGGTCAGACATTTGAGGGTTCAAAAGCCTTTTCATACGAGTTTCGCTAATTGCATGAACTAAATTTTCCATTAGGACACCAACCATAAAGTATAAAGCACGAAGCCAAGAACAAATAAAAATCCAAAAATAATTTCCATAATCGAAATCTCCAAAATGTTGCAACCGACCTCATTGCCGATTGCCCTATCAATTATACGGATTGTTGAATTGTTGTCAAATAGGAAACGCAAGTATAAAATTTTAATTATGGGCAGATGTGTAAATACAAATTTATACATAAACTTTATGCGTTTTATATGTATATTTTATGTGTTTTATGCGTAAAATTTAGTTAGCCTATCCCATATTTGCCAAGCTTGTAAATTTTATACAGGCGTATGCTTTATGTGTAATATTTCGGAGCTAGGATTATGAAATCAAAGTCTTACTTAGACTTTGTGTATTTTGTGCTGTTCGTTGGATTTTTTTGAGCAAAAATTGATGATTTTTCTTTCTCTTCACGCAGGGGAATATTATTCCTCGTGCCGAGAAAGTTGTTGACAATGAGTTGAACATCGATTACTTTGTAAAGGCTTCGGCAATGTCGCCCTAGCTAAATGCTCCAAAGGAGCAAGGAAAAAAAATTATGGCAAATTCAAATGCTAAAACTTCGTTTACTGTTGACAACCCTAAAGCTGTAGCAAGCTACAGAATGGTCAGAAAGATTGCTTCGCAATTCAGTAATTCTCCAAAATGTCCAAAGGACATCAAATGGGGAACTATTCATGGTCATTACCTCTCAAGATTGAATGACAAGAAAGCTCCTCTTTCTCAAGGTCAAGTCGCTAAAATCTTAAGCATGAAGGCTTTGCCTAGTGCAGATTTGAAAGCAATGAGGTCTTACAAGAAACTTGTAAACATTGGTTAATCCTACCTAGCTTCCTAGCTGAAAGCCCCTGTATTCACAGGGGTTTTTTTTACCCTACACATTCTCCTGCTAAACTCTTTAGAGTTTTCCTACGAGAACAATACCTACACATCAAGTTTACGCGAAGCTCTTTAGAGCTTTCATACGAACTCAAATACATACTGCACAGGACACCATTTAGCTATGCTTAAATGGTCTGTAAAGCCTTGTCATGTCGTTATAGACTGCTTAACTCTTTGGAGTTAGTATTGCTATAAAATGCCGACACATTTACCCTACAAATCTTGGAAACTTCACAAGTCTTTAAAGTCTTTATAGACTTTACTCGACAGGTTTTTGTAGAGATTTGTTAAGTTTGTCAAACTCTTTAGAGTTTGTTAGGCACGGGGCAAGAACCACCCCACCCCTACCTATATATATATGTACTGGTCGAACATTTTGTGCTATTTTTAATTGGAAACTTCACAGGGCTAAACAGAGCTGAACAGCTCCCTAGGTTATGTATTTAACCCCCGGCAGACTTAATCTTATTATATAGATTAAAAAGCATTTTGTCAAGTGTTTTATTAATTATTTTAAATACTTGACAAATGCCCCTTTTAAGTATATAATATTTGTATGTCTTTACCTACAACAAAAAGAAAACTAACAGAAAAACAAGAGTTATTTCTAAATAGTCTTATAGAGACTAAAGGAAATCTTAAACTTTCGGCAGAGCTTGCAGGCTACCAAGGAAATCACTACCAAGTAATTAAAAGTCTTAAACATGAAATAGTAGATTTAGCCTCTGATGTACTTGCAAAGGAAGCCCCTTCTGCAGCTTTTAAACTTGTTGAAGTATTAGAAAGTAATAAACCACTACCTCAAGCTAATGTAAAGCTACAAGCAGCTCAAACAATACTTGACAGAGTTGGTTTAGGTAAAAAAGAACGATTAGATGTAAATCATAATGTTCAAGGTGGTATATTTATACTACCAGAAAAAGAAACTATAGATGTGACAGACTATGAAGAACTATCTGAATGAGATATATCAGTTTGCTCAAGACCATCCAGTATGGTTTTGTGTTTGGTTTATAGTCGGTTGGATTATAGGTAAAGGTATACTTCATTCATTGTGAAGATATACTTGACAGAACTAGAAATATATGGTAATGTTTATACAGGACCAAATATAATTGCTGCAACTTTAGAACAAGCTGAGTTAGCAGCTAACAAGAATGGATTGGTTGTCGTAGGAGAACTAGAAAATATTGTTGTTAATGATGATATTTCTTACCCTACTACAGTAGAACCAGAAAATAAAAGGACAATACACTAATGGCTAAAAAGAAAGACCCAAGACTAGCAAGAGCCGGAGTAAGTGGTTTTAATAAACCCAAGCGTACTCCTAGTCATCCTACTAAGTCTCATATTGTTGTTGCTAAATCAGGCGACAAAATTAAAACTATACGATTTGGACAGCAGGGTGCAAAGACTGCTGGTAAGCCTAAACCCGGAGAGTCTAGAAAAACTAAAATGAAACGAAAGTCTTTTAAAGCTAGACATAGAAAAAATATTGCTAAAGGAGTAATGTCTGCAGCATATTGGGCAAATAGAGTAAAATGGTAAAATTATTTAATAAACTACACAAGTTTATGAAGTGTGGAAGAATCAATAAAGTTTGGAAACTATTTAGCTAATGGCATATTCACAAAAGGTAGTTGATAGGTTTGAGAGTGTTTTAAACAATCCAGCAAAACATTCTGTTGGAAGGTTTGACCCTAAAGACCCTAATGTTGCTACAGGAATGACAGGTTCTCCTGCATGTGGTGATGTTATGAAACTACAGATTAAATTAAACAATGATGTTATAGAAGATGTCAAGTTTAAAACATATGGATGTGGAAGTGCAATCGCATCTTCTACTATGTTTGTAGATATGTTAAAAGGTAAAACTATAGAAGAAGCTAAACTTATTAAAGATAAAGACATAGCTTCTGCATTAGAATTACCACCAATTAAATTGCATTGTAGTGTACTAGCAGAAGATAGTATTCGTAAAGCAATAGAAAACTGGGAAGATAAAACTTCATATAGAAAACACAATCAATTATATCCTGACAATGGAATGTAAAAAATGCCACATTTAGGAAATATAAAATTTAAAGCCTTGCACAAGCAAAAAGGTAGATTGTCTATGCGAAGAAACCAAGGTAAACCCGGACATGTTACTCGTGAAGAGTTTGATAAAAACTGGGATATGATTTTTAAGAAAGGAGAAAAGAATGGTAGTAAAAAAAAGAAAGACTAAGAAAAAGTCAACAGTTAATAAAGCTGGTAATTATACTAAACCAACTATGCGTAAGAGGCTTTTCGAGAGAATCAAAGCTGGTTCTAAAGGAGGTAAACCCGGGCAATGGTCTGCTCGAAAAGCCCAGATGTTAGCTAAACAATACAAAGCCAAAGGGGGAGGCTATAAATAATATGAATGTAATATTACAATATATACAAAAATTATTAGATAAAATAAATAATCTTTTTAAATAAAATGCCTAGAAAAAAGAAAGACCCTAAAGTAGGTACAGGTAAAAAACCTAAAGGTAGTGGTAGAAGATTATATACGGATGAAAATCCAAAAGATACAGTAAGTATTAAGTTTGCAACTCCAGCAGATGCTAGAGCTACTGTAGCAAAAGTTAAAAGAATTAAAAAACCATTTGCTCGTAAGATACAAATATTAACAGTATTAGAGCAAAGAGCTAAAGTAGCTGGTAAAAGTGTACAAGCTGCAATAGCTAAACGAGGTAAAGAAGCAATAAGGAAAAAAAATGGCACTAAGAAAAAGTCAAAAAAGTCTTAGAAAATGGACTAAACAAAAATGGAGAACTCCTAGTGGTAAAAAGTCTAGTGAAACTGGAGAAGTTTATGCTCCGGAAGAACAAATAAAAAGATTAAAATCTACTAAAAAAGGTAGAGCAAAACTAGCAAGAGCTAATAAAAAGAAAAGAGCTGCTACTAGAGCAGGTAAACAACATGCTAGACATGGACTTCATAAAAGAAAAAAATTAAATAAAGGAACAAAATCAACTGATGATTTATATTTAGATTATTTCCAACCTAAATTTAATATGGCTTATGAAGAAAATTCAGAACTTAAAGATGCAACAGATAAAGGTTTTTGGAGAATGATTAGGAATAGAATAACTCAAGTTGGAGAATATAAAGATAAATATTATATACTGCCTACTATTAGTTTTACAACAGCCGAAGCTATTGATGGAGATGAAGCTTTATCACAATTATTACCTTTAATAGAAGAAGGAACACTTGATGGATATGATAGTAAAAAAGAAGCAAAAGATGCTCGAAGCAAACTTATGGAAAAATTAGTTAAAGAAGCTAAAATTAGTTAATGTCTATACCTAAAAATTATATAAAGAAAAAAAGTGTTACTATACCTTTTGGTTATGAACTAAGTAGTATTAAAGGTTATCTAAAACCTATAGAATCTGAATTAAAAATACTCAATCAATACATACAATCTGTAATTAATCAAGAATATTCTTTAAGAAAAGCAGCCGAACTTATAACAGAAGAAACTGGTAGAAAAATAAGTCATGTAGGATTATCTAAAATTGTACAAAAAGCTCCACAACCTAAAGTAAAATACAGGTATTCACCAGAACAAAAAAGAAAACAAAAACTAGCTAGAGATAAAAAAGAACTAGCAAAAGCAAAAAAGAAAATAGCTTATAAAGAATCTAAAATAAAAACAGAACAAGAAGTACTCAAAAAAGCTACAGAAAAAACTACATCTAATATAGTAACTAATGAACAGTTAGAACAAGTATCTCCTACAGTAAAAGAAATATTAGAAGAAAACAATGTAATATTTCATGCTAATGAAGGTCCACAAACAGACTTTTTAGCTGCTGATGAAAAAGATGTACTTTATGGTGGTGCAGCAGGTGGTGGTAAATCTTATGCAATGTTAGTTGACCCATTACGCTATGCTCACAAAAAAGCACATAGAGCATTAATATTAAGGCGTTCTATGCCAGAACTTCGTGAAATGATTGACAAGTCTCGTGAACTATATCCACAAGCATTTCCTGGTGCTAAGTTTAGAGAAGTAGAAAAACTATGGAACTTTCCTAGTGGTGCAAAGATAGAGTTTGGGTTCTTAGAAAGAGATGCAGATGTATATAGATATCAAGGACAAGCATATAGCTGGATAGGGTTTGATGAAATAACACACTTACCTACAGAGTTTAGTTGGAACTATCTTGCTTCTAGACTTCGTACTACTGACCCAGAAATAAAAACTTATTTACGCTGTACAGCTAACCCCGGTGGTGTAGGTTCTCATTGGGTTAAAAAAAGATATGTAGATTCTAATGAATATAATAAAAGTTTTATAGGCAAAGATGGTTTAACTAGAAAATTTATACCAGCTAAACTAGCAGATAATCCATACCTCGCAGAGGATGGAGTTTATGAACAAATGCTTAAATCTTTACCTCCTACACAAAGAAAACAATTACTAGAAGGTAATTGGGATGTTGCAGAAGGTGCAGCTTTTACAGAATTTGACCCTAGTGTACATGTTATATCTCCTTTTGCACTTCCTTTACATTGGGAAAGAGTAAAAGGTATTGACTATGGTTATGCTTCAGAATCTTGTTGTTTATGGGGAATAATGGATATAAATGACAATACTTTAATAATTTATAGAGAATTATACAAAAAAGGCTTGACAGGTGTTGAATTAGCTAGTATAATAACAGATATGGAGACAGAAGACCCTTTTTCTGTTAGTGGTGTTTTAGATACTGCAGCATGGGCAAATACAGGAACAACTGGTCCTACTGTCGGAGAATCTCTTGTCAGAGCTGGACATAAATTAAGAAGAGCTGATAAGAACAGAATACAAGGTAAAATACAAGTACACGAGTATTTAAAAGTTAGAGAAAATGGTAGACCTAAGTTACAGATATTTAATACATGTCCTAACTTAATAAGAGAATTACAGTCAATACCATTATCTAAAACTAACCCAGAGGATGTAGATACTCATGCTTCTGACCATGCTTATGATGCTTTGCGTTATATGATTATGAGCAGACCAAGAATGGAAAGTCCATTAGAAAGAATTAGAGGACTAAAGCGTGAAATGTATAAACCTGTAGATGCTACATTTGGTTATTAATATGGAAGAAAATACATTTTTAAACGCTGACAATATTTACGAAGAAGTAGAAGGCGAAGCTGGAAAAACATTAGCATTAGAAGAAGACCAAGAAAGAAATCTTATTGGTATTATAAATGGTAGATATGCTAGAGCAGAAACAGCTAGAGATATAAATGAAAAAAGATGGATAAAAGCATACGAAAACTATAGAGGTTTATATGCTAAAAATGTTAAATTTAGAGAATCAGAAAAATCTAGAGTATTTGTAAAAATTACAAAAACAAAAGTATTAGCAGCTTTTGGACAATTAGTAGATGTTATATTTGGTACAGGTAAATTTCCAATAGGTATTAACGAAACTAAAATACCAGAAGGCGAAACAGATATAGCACATTTAGATATAAATAATGCATCGCCTAATATAGAAACATCAATACCAGATGATATAGGAAATAGAATAGATAATCCTTATGATGTTGGTTACGAAGGTGATGGTAGAGTTTTAAAACCCGGAGCTACTTTTTACAATGGTATGTTTGAAGCTCCTATTGAAGTTCAAGCAGAAGAAGCAGGTATTTTATCAAATGGAGCTAGTCCAGACCCAAAAGCTTTAGAATTATCTCCTGCACAAAAATCTGCAAGAAGAATGGAAAAACTTATCCATGACCAAATAGAAGAATCAAATGGTAATTCAGAATTAAGAAATGCTCTTTTAGAATCTGCTTTAATAGGTACAGGAATTGTAAAAGGACCATTTAATTTTAATAAAAAATTACATAAATGGGAAGCTGGAGAAAATGGAAATAGAACATATAGTCCATTAGAAGTAAGAGTACCAAGAATAGAGTTTGTAAGTTGTTGGGATTTTTATCCTGACCCTTCAGCAACAACAATGGAAGAATGTGAATATGTAATTCATAGACACAAAATGAATCGTAGTCAATTAAGACAATTACGAAATATGCCATACTTTAATGAAGATGCAATTCGTGAATGTATTCAACAAGGTCCTAACTATGTTGAAAAAGATTATGAATCTGCTATTAAAGATGATAATAACGCTGAAGAAAATTATCAAACTAACTTTGAAGTTCTTGAATATTGGGGTATTATGGATGCTGAATATGCAAGAGAAGTTGGTATAGAATTATCAGATGATGTTGATGATTTGGATGAAGTGCAAGTAAATGCATGGATATGTGGAAGTAAACTACTAAGAGCTGTAATAAATCCATTTACTCCATATAGAATACCTTATCATGCTTTCCCATACGAAAGAAATCCTTATAACTTTTTTGGTATTGGTGTAGCAGAAAATATGGATGATTCACAACAGATTATGAATGGTCATGCAAGAATGGCTATTGATAATCTAGCAATGTCAGGTTCGTTAGTATTTGATGTAGATGAATCTGCTTTAGTTGGTGGACAAAGTATGGAAATATATCCGGGTAAGATATTTAGAAGACAAGCAGGAATGCCCGGACAAGCTATACATGGTTTAAAGTTTCCTAATACATCACAAGAAAATTTAATGATGTTTGACAAGTTTAGACAACTTGCAGATGAACAAACTGGAATACCAAGTTACTCACACGGACAAACAGGAGTACAAAGTATGACAAGAACTGCTTCTGGTATGTCAATGTTACTTGGAGCTTCTAGTTTAAATATTAAAACAGTTATTAAAAATCTAGATGATTTTTTATTGAAGCCACTTGGAGAATCTTACTTTCAATGGAATATGCAATTTCATGAAGGTGAATTAGATATTGAAGGTGATTTAGAAGTTAAAGCTACTGGTACAAATAGCTTGATGCAAAAAGAAGTACGAAGTCAAAGATTGACTATGTTCTTACAAACTGCACAAAGTCCAGCTATC